AAAGAGCTTGCCGAGGCCGAGAAGGTCAAGGGGCAGGCCGCCATGGCGAGCGTTCAGGCGCGCGCCGCACAGGCGGAAGCCGACAACCAGCGCAAGATTGCCGAGATGCAGCAACGCGCCCAGACGGACGCTGCCAAGGCCCAGCAGGAAAATGACAAGCTGCGCCTGAAACTCGCCGAAGTGGCACAGGCTGGCGAGAAACAGCAGGCCGAGATCAATAATCTCACCGCCCAGACCGCCAAGATACTGGCTTCCATCGGGCTCGACGAGCGCAAGCAGCAACTCTCCGAATACCAGGCTGCCGAACAATCGCAGCAACGACAGGTCGAGAACGAGTTTCGGGCCAGCGATAGCCAGCGCGCCGCCGTCGATTCCGACCGCGCGCACGAACGCGCCGAACGTGGCGAGGATCGCGCCGACCGCCAGCAAGACCTTGCAGAAAGGCAGCCCCAATGACCGCAATCGTCATCGTCGAAAGCGGCGGCTTCCCCGTGACGGAAGTCGAAGCCGACGCCCCTGTTTTTACCGAATCCGCGACGGGCGGAATTCCTGTGTCCATCACGGAAGGCGCCACCCCCGTCATCATCGTGCGCCTTCCTGACCCTGAGGAATGAACAAATGACCGATGTCGATAAACTGGTTGCGCTTGGCATGGCTCCGGAGCTGGCGTCCGCCGTTGTAGCGCTGATCACGGCTGCGACCCCTTCGGCCGCTGAGATCAATGCAGCCGTTTCTGCAAAGACCGAGATCGCAGCCCTCACGGGCTCCAGCACGGCGGCGAATATCGTCACCGCATTGCAGGCGTAGGGCGATGGTGAAGAAAGCCCCCGCTCGCAAGCCCGCGCCGAAGAAACCGCCCGCCAAGAAGGTGGCGAAGCGCGAGCCCCAAACCAAGCCGCGCGATGCCGGGGACGTTGCGATCTTCGACGAGGGGCGTTCCGCGCGCAATTCATCGATCCCGCGCAACTCCAGCCCCTATCCGAAGGGGAAGCACCGCGACCTTTGGCAAGAGGGATGGGATTTCCAGCATGAGGCCCTGTCCTGATGCCCATGTACGATTTCGAGTGTGCGGAGGGCCACCGTTTCGAGCGGCTGGTTCCTCTCGCGCGCTTTGACGATCGGCAGACATGCGAATGCGGGAAGGTGGCGCAGCGACTGGTCTCCGCTCCCTTGGTCGTTTCCGACAGCATGGCTCCGAAATGGGGCGCCGACGGGAAGCTACACGACAGCCGCACCGCTTGGGAGCGGGCCACGGATGCCAAGGGCGAACGCTTTTACCCGCTCCAGCCCGGCGAGGGCATGGCCAAGGGCGAAACTCACAAACACGACGAAAAGCAGCTCCGCGACGACATTCGGGCGGGGATCGAGGACGTGAAATACGGGCGGGTCCCGCCGCCTGTCGTTTTGGAGGACTGACATGAATATCGAGGACGACACTCTTTCCACGGTGATCGATACCGATACCGAGAATGACGCGGCGGGCGGCGGCAAGGCAGCGATTGCAGAGCCTTCGGCGCGCGACGATGTTGCGGCCGCTTTCAAGGAGGCCGAAGAAAAGGAGGAGGACAAGGCTGAAAAGCCGAAACCCGAGCCCAAGGAAGAGGTCAAGGCCGAACCGAAAGCGGAAGCGAAGGCCGAGCCGAAGGAAGAGCCGAAAGAGGCACCTGAGGCGAAGGAAGAAAAGGCCGAACCCGAGGGCGACAAGGAGCCCAAGGCCGAAAAGGGCAAGCACCACGAGGCGCCGGAGAAGTTCCTGCCCGCCGCCAAGGAGCTTTGGCGCAACGTCCCCCATCCTGTGCGGGCCGAAGTCCATCGCGTTCTGAGCGAAGCCGAAGCGGCGAATGAACAGTATAAGCGATACGACGACCTTCGCCCGTTCGACGAGCTGGCGAAGAGCAACGGCCGCGATTTGCGCGAAAGCCTCCTCAAGCTTAACGAAGTCGAGAATTTGCTGCAAGCCAACCCGATCGCGGGGCTGAACGCGATCCTTGCAGAGATTGGCCCGCGCAAGCAGGACGGCCAGCCCTATACCATGATGGAGGTCGCGCAGTTCATCGCGCAGCGGGGCCAGCAAGGCTATCAGCAGATCGTCCAAAACGGTCAGCAAGTGCAACAGCAACAGGCGGGTCATGCCCAGATCGAGGCCCTGCAAACCCAGATCGCGCAGATGAAGGTCGAGGCGGCGACGAGGGACATCGTCGAGCCGTTCCGCGCCGCCAATCCACGCTATGACGAGTTGCAGGATGACATTGCATTCTTCCTGCAATCTGGTAAGATCCCCGCTAGCTTGAGCGCGCCCGAAAAGCTCGCGGCGGCATATGACATGGCTGTTCGGATCAATCCGGCTTCGCATGTCTCGGATGCCCCTGCGTCTGGCGGCGAGCCTGCTGACAACGTCCGCGCTGGTGACTTCGGCGGAAGATCCCAATCCATCAAATCTTCGCCCGGTTCCGTGTCCGATGACACGACCGATACGGCGACATCCGACGAGTCCGTCCTCGATAGCATTCGAGCCGTACAGCGCCGGATGAAGCACTGAGGAACCAGTCATGTCGATCAATCCAGATCGTAATTATGGGCAGATGCTCACCGCCGCGACCGCTCGCCGGTCAAAGCGCATTCAAGACATCGTTTACAAGGCAACCCCGCTTACCCGTATCCTTCTCGGCGAAGGCGTCGGGCGCAACGGCAGCCGCATTCAGGTCAAGCGTGCCGGTGGTCCGGAACTTCGCGTGCCTATCGAGTTCGACAAGCTCCAGGCACAGTGGTTCACGGGCTACGACTATATCCAGATCACCCCGAAAGAGCTTCTCAACTCGGCGGTGTTCAACTGGTCGCGCGTCGTCGCCCCCTTCTCGCTGAACGGCACCGAATTGCTGTTCAACGGCGGTGAGGAAGAGGTGATCGACCTGATCGCCTTCTATCTCAACTCGGCTGAAAAGTCGGTTAAGGAAGAGTTTGAGGCCAGCCTCATCTCTGACGGCACCGGTTCGGGGGGTCGTCAGATCATCGGCCTCAACGGCGCCATTCCGGCGATCCCGAACGCCGGTATCTACGGCGGTATCAGCCGCGTCGATGTCGCCAACTGGCGCACGTCGTTCTTCGACATCGGAAACGGCGACGTTCCCGGCGTGACGGCATGGGACAGCACCACGGCGCGTATCGTGATCGAGCATATCGCGCTCGCTCGCTCGCGTGGCGGTCGCTACCCCGACCTGTGGATCATGGACCCGCTCAGCTATCGGGCCATTTCGCAGGCCGTCATGGCGATCTCGCGCGCACCGGCTGATTATGGCCCCGGTACGTGGGGACGTTCGAGCCGCCTCGCTCGCCTTGGGTTCGAGGGCATCAGCCTTCTGACTTCGGCAGGCGTCGTGGACATCGTGGCCGCCGGCGGCATCGGTTCGGTGATGCCTGCTAACACGATTTTCGGCGTCGATACGGAAGGTCTGACACTCTACGAGTTCCCCGGCCAGTCGTTCGTGCCGTTCCACCCCGGCAATGGCCTTCGCCCGATCAATCAGGATGCCATCGCACAGGGCATCGTGTGGAGCGGCGGTCTCGTCCTCGAAAACCCGCTGTTCAGCGTCCGCGTTGACACGTCGGCTTAAGGAGAAAGACCATGACGACTTCCCCCTTCCGCATCACCCCGAACCTTGGCCCTGACCTTCATCAGGTCGTGAAGTCCGATCAGGCTTGGTATGAAGGCGCGGGCCGTGGCGCCGCTGGCGCCGGACAGGCCATGTCGCCCCAGACCGGCGTCACGGCCTTCGGCGACAATGGCCGGGAATATATGTGGGTCGAAGCCAGCGGCTCGATCACCGTTGCCTCTTCTCCGGGTACGCAGGTGTCGATCACCGATAACGGCGCATCGGCCGATCCGCGGTTCACCGTCGCGTCGGGTTCGGGCGGTTGGTACGCCCCGCACACCGGCTTCTACAGCGGTACACTGGCGGCTGGCGACCGCTTTTGGGTCGCAAAAGGCACGGCTCCGTAAACTATCTGGGAGGGGGCTTCGGCTCCCTCCCTTCGTTTCGAGGGCTGCTAACAAGAGGACTGATTTTATGCAGATGGTTCAGATCGATACCGACAAGGAAATCGAGATCACCCCGGTATTCAAATATATCGAGGTGGAGGACGTGCCCCAGAGCGAGATCGCCGGTCACGCCGTTTTCAAGCAGCGAGAGGTTGTCGAAATCCGCTTTGCGGGATCGCGCAACTATTCGCCCATTTTCCCCGCCGATGCCATGTACCGCCGCGAAGGGCTCAAGGTCATCACCTATGCCGAGCGGTGGGAGCGTCAGTACAACGCCTTCAAGAACGGCGACCAGCAGGAAGCCGACGGCACACCGCTGAATATGCTGGCGACCTACGGCGTCACGCCTGAGATGCTTTCGCTGTGTCGGGTCCGCAAGATTTACTCGGTCGAAGCGCTCCACAGCATGGAGGGCGACCGCCTGAAAAGCCTCGGGATGCATCAGAACAAGCTCAAGGAGGCGGCTCGCAAGTTCCTCGCCGACCGTGGCAGCAATGCCGTGGCGCAGGAAGAGATCGCCGACCTTCGCGCGCAGCTCGCCGAAATGAAGCAGCTGCTTTCGACCGCTGTTCCGGCAAAGGAGCCGACGCAAGAAGAGGCCGAGAAAGTCGCAATCGAGACCGGCGCCTATGGCGACCTTACCGACGCCGAGATCAAGGAGCGCATCAAACTCGCAACGGGCGAAGCACCTCGCGGCAATCCCAAGCGCGAGACGCTGGAAATGATGCTTTCGCAGGCTGAGGCGGCATGACGATCTATGGGGCGATGCTTTCGGCGGCTATTCGGCTCGTCGGGCAGCGCCCCTCGGTCTTTTTCGGCTCGTCCGGAACATTCGAGATCGAAATTTGCGACCTGATTAACGAGGTCGCGCGGGACATTCTGGCGTCACACGACTGGCAGGCCTTGACGAAAATCGGCACGATCACCGCCGACGGGAGTTCGACTTATTCCCGCCCGGACGACTATGACCGTATGGCGTTGGTCGCGGACATGCAGCGGTCGGATTCGTGGCTTTGGGGTTATTATAGCGCCGCCGACATCAATGAGTTCATGGCGCTGGAGGAAAGCGGCTTTCAGGGCTTCCCCGGCGCTTGGATATTGATGGGCAACGAGTTCCGCTTTTCGC